CTTTTGGTAAACTGAAGCCAGAACAGGTAGCTGCTATCATGGCTAAGTACGGAAAGAAAAGCTAATGAGCATTGAACGTGGTGGACACACCTTTAAGGGATTACGTATTCCAATCAGAACCCCAGACCATCCTAAGAAATCACATGCTGTTCTTGTGGGTACAAAAGGCGCACCACGGTTAATTAGGTTTGGTGAACAGGGCGCAAAGACAAACCAGAACGAGGCACAACGTAAGTCATTCAAGGCTAGACATAGAAAGAATATAGCCAAGGGTGAAAGTAGTGCAGCCTATTGGGCCAATAAGGTAAAGTGGTGATAGCATGGCAGGAACAACACAACTAGATGCTGTGAACACAATGCTCTCTGCTATTGGTGAGGCACCAGTAAACAGCCTGTCCTCTGGACTAGTAGAGGCTGAAGTTGCAGAAAGTATTTTAAACACAGTTGACCGTGAGGTGCAGGCTATGGGCTGGCACTTCAATACAGAATCAAACAAGTCGTTTGCTCAGGATACTAGTGGTAACATTCTACTACCGCCAGACGTACTGAGGGCAGACGCCACACTAAAGGCAGACAGTCCTGACCTTGTTCAACGTGGTTCAAAGATGTACGACAGAAAGAACCACACGTTTAACATAGGAACAAATGTCTACCTCGATGTAGTAGTGCAATTAAATTTTGATGACTTACCTGAGGTAGCAAAGCGTTATATAACTCTTCGTGCTACTCGCATATTCCAAGACAGAGTTGTTGGCTCTGGCACACTCCACGATTTTCAATTAAGAGACGAGCAAATGGCTCTAGTTGAATTGAAAGAGTTTGACATAATCAACGAAGACAACAACATCTTTGATAACTACGATACATTTAGCATCATTGATAGGCAGGGACGGAGAACTTTCTGATGGCACTCATAAGTCAATCTATTCCTAACCTCATCAACGGGGTATCCCAACAGCCACCATCGCTGCGCCTAAGTACACAGGCAGAACTACAAGAGAATGGATTGTCTGATGTTGTCACAGGATTGCAGAAGCGTCCCAGCACACAGCACGTTGCAGACTTAGGTGTAATTAGTAACCTTGATAAAGCTTTTATTCACACCATCCGTAGAGATGAGAATGAATTTTACTCTATGGTTGTGGACACGGCTGGTACAATTAGGGTATTTGATAAGGACGGTGTATCAAAGACAGTTACAAACAGTGCTCCCTCCTACCTATCTGGGTTGACTAATCCCAACGAAGAACTAGCTGCTGTCTCTATTGCTGATGCTACATTTATTGTAAACAAGAATAAGACTGTTGCTAAAGGCACTGCAACATCTACCGTAAGAAATCCAGAAGCTCTAGTCTATGTCAAACAGGCTGACTATTCTTCTACATACCGCCTTAAACTAACAAAGGGTGGTAGCACTAGCACAGTAGAATTTGCTACTAAATCTTCTACACAGTCTAGCACTACTCTGACACAGGATGCAGAACGTGGTGCATCTACTGACGTGATTGCTCAGAATTTAAATACATTCTCAGGCACAAGCGTTAGTACTACTTTCTACGATAACATAACTAACGGCTCTGCTGTATCAGGTTTAACACTGACACGCATTGGCTCTACTATTCATATTCAGTCTACCGATAGCACAGACTTTCAGGTAGAAGTAGGTGACTCACATGGTGGCGATCATCTCCTTGTATTCAAAGATGAGACAGGAGACTTTAAGAAGCTACCAGTAGAGGCAGCAAACGGCTTTGTTATTAAAGTATCAGGCGATAACCAGAAGGCACAGGATGACTATTATGTTAAGTATAATGATGGTGTCTGGAAAGAAACAAACGAGCCAGGGTCTCTAACACAGTTAGACGCCTCTACTATGCCACACAAGTTAGCCAAGCTACCTAGTGGTAACTTCACATTTAACTCTGCTGTATATGCAGAACGCAAAGTGGGAGATGATGATACTAATCCATTCCCATCTTTTGTAGACTTTACTATATCAGATATATTCTTTCACAGGAACAGACTAGGACTACTAGCTGACGAGAATATTATATTCGGACGTGCTGGTGAGTTCCTTGAGTTTGACTTCTTTAGAAAATCCACACTAGCTATTGTAGATAGTGATCCGATTGACGTAGCAGTATCCTCTAACAAGGTTAGCATACTTAAACATGCTGTACCATTCAGTGAAAGCCTCCTGCTATTCTCTGATCTAACACAGTTTAAGGTAACTGCTGATCCTGTACTAACACCAGAGACTATTAACGTAGCCAAT